TAATGCGTAGTTCTGCTTCACTTGGCTTCTTAGGTAAGAAGTCAGCCAAATTGAAAAGACCATGTGCCTGAATTGCATCTTGCTCTGCTTGAGTAAGTGCAGATTCTTTACGACTCCATGTGCTTGTACTGTAATCAGCATAACCACCTTTACTAGTTTTAGTGACACGGAAATCAAGACCACGAACATAGTCAGTTGGCATTTCTTCCATCTCAGGATCCATCAAACTAGATTTGATGATTGTGAAGATTTGTGGGCTAATAATAAATCTACGAATAGGGTTCGCAGGAGTTTTATCATCACCTAATGGATTCTGGCGAACAAAGCCTTGAAACAGATAACTACGCTTTTTCCAATATTTGTTTGCCATTTCTTTTAGACTTTCATCCTTATACCAAGGACGAACCTCTGCTAGAATAGGGCAATTGTCACCATACATTTCAACGCAAGGAACTTGCACTTGAATTTGTTTTACTGCGCTATCACCTTTAACACCATTGAATGGTAGTTTAATGATTTGACGCTCTACCCAAAAGAATGTATTAGTTGAGTTACCATCTGGTAGAAAACGAATAGTAGCACTTGTACCTTCGTCCATGTTCCAGTGGGGATAAATTGCGTTATCTGATTGAGTTGTTGAACCAGAAGTTGATTTGTTTTCTTGCGCCGCAATGCGGGCGCGGATTTCTGCTAGACTTGCCATTGTATTTCTCCTTTAAAAATGTGCCTAAATTTGAGCCTAAATATGCCTATGTGTTGTACGGAGACAACTGACACATTGAAACAATTATAACAAAAATTTCAAGTATGTCAATAGTATTTATCCCTGTTACGGGAAAATAAAATTATTCTTTATCCAAACCGGATAACTTTTTAATTTTGATTAATGGATCAATGCTTTCACTAGCACCCACTAATTTCCCTTTGAAGGGATGTTGTTTTGGTTCTTTGCCTATTACTGGACTGATTGATTTAGCCTTTTCAGTAGGACCCAATTGTTTTACTTTTGATTGGTCGCTGTCAATGCCTTCATCAATGTTTTGATCAATCATTGATTCTAAATCTTCAATGTGTATATCTAAAACTTCTTGAACCAATGAAAGTTTTAATCCCAAAGCTTTTGCTATCTCAGGATCACGTTTACCCTCTGCTGCTAACGTAAGGATTTGTAGAATAGTATTTTCATCAAACTCATCTGAACCTTCTTCCATCATAGGCTGTTGTATTGGTTCTGGTGCAGGCGCTACACTTTGACCGCCCATAACAGTTTTTATTTCGTTTGATAAATCATGTAGGTTGTGATCATTTGAACGTTGACACCAACTTAAAATAGTTTCTCTCGCATCTGCATCAACATCTTGATTTGCTAAATCATTTAATTCTTTAAACAATTTAGTGTTTTCAAGATTATACCTAGAAAGTAAATTAATTGCATTTATTGCATCATCACCTACAGGTATTTCTTCTGCAAATTGACTAGCAAGTTCTTTAATATCAATATTAGTGTGTGGTTTTAACTTCTCACTTATGATAGAATTAGTCCATTCTTCTAATTCGTTTACTTCATCAATTTTACCTGATACTTTATGTAATCTAGCCAGTATGGGCATTGCTCTTTCAATTCTAGGGTCAATACTAGAACTCATAAACATTTCTGCAAGATCAGGTTGACCTATTCCCATATCTTCATTTAATGTTGGTGACCAACTTTCAAAATATTTACTATAGCCTTTTTTACCTGATAGTTTATGTAATGTTTCTCTTAAACTTAAATAATGATTAGTGCCTTCACTAACTAAAACTTGTGTACTTTCATTAAATTGTCCATTGCGTGTCGCACGAACAAACCCTGCCATATTTGTATATTCTTCTACTAGACCGTTAATATGATTCCAACGGTCATCATTTACCTTACCGCCCTCTGCAATATGTCTTGCATAAACTCTTGCTATGCCTGGCCTTTTAGTATTAAGTAAAAACCTTTCGCCGTCAACGTTTTCTAAGTAAATTCTTTCTACGTTTCTAAAACGTTGCATACCTTCTTCCATACTTTGTGAATGCTGGATTTTAATTTTGACATTAGGTACACTATCATTATAGCTAGCCTTTTTACCTAATGGGTGATAACCTTCATTTAAACTTCTAGTTTCTTCTCTTTTTGCCATCTCATCTTCCAAATTTTCAATATCGTCACGCTCAAACCCTAACTGGTGATCATGTGCCCAATTTTTAATATAGTTTGAAATTTTATTAAAGGATAGATCATCGCCTTTGCTGTGATTTGGGCTCCCATATACATCATCTCCTGCCCAAAGAACTACGTCTTTTCCAATAATAGCTGCATAGACTAGACCATAGTTTGTGTCATCCATAATAAAGCTAAATTTAAAGACATCAGCTAGTTTACTTAAAGCAACTTGCTTACCGCCTGAGGTAAGACGTATTGGTTTTAAACCGTGAGTTTTTAAAAAGTTGTACAGTTCGTCCTGAAGGGCTTCTTCTTTTATGGGCATAATAATTCTCTTAATAAATTGTATTTATCAGGATAAGACAGCGTAGAAGGGTAATGGGGGCAGGAATTCATCATAATCTCGTATCTGACTTTCTAATTCTACGACATATTCCCCTAAATCTTGCATAATTCTTGTAGCTAATAGACTAGCCATAACTAAATCATCTGTTTCCCCGATTTTAGCTTTATAAGATCCGCTTACTGCTACGAAATTTTTGAGTTCTGACACAAAAGATTTGCTGTTAACCTTCATTTTCTTAGATTCAATAAGATGCTTAAGTTTCGCACACGCAGCTAATTTACTCTTTTGTGTAGTATTGTAGCCCTTTCTTTTCTTCACTCCGGACTCTGTGATAAAGTTTCCTTGAATGTTATGTTCCCCGTATTCATTTAAACTTATTAAGGCTGCTTCACCAATCGTATTATTTTCTAAACTATAATAAATGTTACTTGGTTCTTTCGTGCATTCTGCTATAAAATCAGTGATTTGTTTGATAAGTCTAATTTGTTCTGGAATCACAGTTTGATTATGTTTCCATTCAGCCACTTGTGTAGTAGTGTTTGCTTCAAAAACTTGAATCGCTGCTGGATCGCTTCCTGTGCCTAAACTAGGGTCTAACGCAACTACATAAATGTTTCCTGCTACAGGCTTTTTATACCAACGTATTTGGCCATGTTTAAAAATAGGTTCAACGCCTTCTAATTCAAATAGTGCTACAGGATTAATTAATGTTTCATCAGCAATAATGAATTCACAATCCATTTCACGACGAAAACGTTCTTCACCAAGTTGTGCCCGCATTTCACGTGCCCATGTTTCGCTACGTTCAGGGTGTTCATTCCAATATGCACGATATGCACGGAAACCATTAACACCAACTTCAGTTTGATTTCCAAACTCATCTTCTGTTTTGTTAGCTTGTTTCCAAATCAATGCAAATTGATCTTCATCACTATTTGGTGTACTTGTGATAATTGCTTTACCACCAGTTGATAATGTTGGTGTGATAGAAGTCCAAAACTCTTGCGCAATCGTAGGTCTAACGAATGCAAATTCATCAAGATATAGTAATGAGATAGATAGACCACGACCTGTGTTTTCAGTTGTTGTAGCACTTATGATGCGGCTACCATTGTCAAAGTCTAATGATCCTTTGTTATATGTTACAACACCTGCTTTTATATGATCAGGACAGTTCTCATACGCATAACGAATACGCTGCATGATTTCTTGTGCACCTGCATACTTGTGTGCTGCAATTAGAATCGTACTGTCTGGCACAAACATAGCATACCAAAGTAGGTATCCTGCAGCACTGGTTGATTTACCTGTTTGTCGTGGCATTAAACTGATACTGAAACGATATTTGTGGTATGTTTCAATCAATCGTGTTTGATAATCCCAGGGATGATACTGCATTGCACCTCTAGTTGGATGCTGTATCATAAAGAAGTTGTCCATAAAATAATAGTATCCATCAACAGGATTACTGCATTTTATAAAATCATTTAATTGATCGTCATTTGCAAATACTGTCTTTGCATATGGTGTTTTAACTAAGGTAGAGATGCTCATGCCGTTATTTATTAATAACTTAAACTGGGTTTAGGTTAATTCTTGCCAGCCTAGCTCAGCCAACACATCAGCATTGTTTGCAGTTGCAGCGATTGCTAATGTCACTATATCGCTAACTCCTGTTACTGTTCTGCCTAACTGAAACTGAAAATAATCTACAGCACTTAATATTTGAACTTCTCTAGCAGACGCATAGCCTGACTGTATCTCTATCCCGCCGGATAGAGCTGTAGCTGCAAGGTCAATATCCACTGTGCCAGTTGGACTTGTAGTAGCAAAAGTAGCACCTGTTAAAGTTGAGTTTAGAAACAATACCCAACGATAATAGTTTACGCTTGGACTCAACACATCAATCTGTCTAGGAAAAACTATACTATCTAACCTACTAGAATTTAATCTAATACTAACAATGGGATAGTATGTGCCTGAATTAGACAATCGTATTGGTGTAGTGCCAGTGCCAGCACTTTGTGTTGTTCCAAAATCATTATAGCCACCTTCTGAAATAACTGTACTACAAATCTGTGTCATCATACTAGCATTAGCAGTAGCACCGGTATTGGTTATCTCATAGCGAACAGGCAATGTAGCAGTGGTCATATATACCTTTGTATTACCAACCTGATTGGCATGATGAAATGTATGACAAAGAATATATACACCATTCATTACGAATCCTGTACGAACACTTCCTACACCTAACCACTCTACATCAGCATAAAAAATTTGTGCGCGGTCGGGGAATAATGTTATACCTGAAGGATTATTTACACCCCCTAGTCCATTAAGTCTGTCACCGTTCCATGCATCCTGTCTCACTCTTTCTTCTACACCAGTAGATCCTGAACGGATAACCATGTAATTATATGTACCGTCATTTTCAAAAAACACACCGTCATTAGCGCCAAACAAACCCACACGCTGACGAAGGTTTGTTTTTGGTGTATTCATACAAAATGTATTAAGTGTGAGTTGGCTTTTGCCTGGCTGATATGGGAATACTTTTTTGCTTTCTCGTATTACTGAATCACCGTTGGCTGTACCCACATTGAGTTGAAATGAGCTTTGGTTAGCTACATACACCACATTAGCTGTACCAACATTGACATTTGAAAATTGACCATGATCATAATAACGGCTGTTAGTATCAAATAATGTATATGGTTCACTTACCCTTAAACGACCAAAGGCGTCTGAAACTGCACCTTGGAACCCCGAAATAGCAATATTAGCATTACTGTTGAGAGTAGCGTTAACATTACCACTAATTGACCA